CTTTAGGAGAAATTTCAAAAGAATTGGATAAGTTACTAAATTCATAATATTTATATTGAAAACACAGTATAATGACTTTCGGACAAATTAAATCTTTAATAGAGAAAAATCTTATTGAATCCTACAAAAGTGAAAAGGAATTCAAAAAATCTTTAAAAGAATTCAAACACAATGTTTTGAATAATAAACACATGGCAAAGTTGTATTCATTATACGACCAATTAAGTACGCCACAGGGTTTAAATGAATCCGACGCCAAAGATTTTTTAGAAGAAGGTGTTAATTTAATTCAACAAATATTACCAAATATTAAGTTGCCAAAAACTTTATCGGAAAATATTGAAAACAAATATTCTGATATTGATTCTCTTGTATATTCAAACAAATTAAATTTATTGGAAAGGGTAAATTCAAAAAAGAATATCACTAATGTTTTAACGTCTAATGAAACACCAATAAAAGAATCTGTTAACTTACCACTAAAATCAATGGTAAGTATTGCAAATCAAACATTACAAAAATATATCGATACTTTGGATGAATCTTCAAGAAAAGAATTTATTCAATTGATTTCTGAAGATACAGAAACTCTTGAGAATAAGTTTGAAACAATTCGCGAAAGTGCAATTACAAAACTTAACTTGATGTTAGAAAAAGAGCAGGAGTTTGAATTAAAAACAAAATTGTCAGAAACTATTGATAAATTAAAAACTGAAAAGTTTGACCAATTAAATTTTCTTAAGTTAAAAAACTTAGAAGAGTCAATCTAAGGAATTTTTAATTTTTTGAGTATAGGAAGCCTTTAATATTTGAGTTCTCCTACTAATAGATTTTTTAACAAATTCTTTTTTTTCTAAAAGAATTTTATTCTGTTTAGTTTTATTTACCTTGTATTTGAAAGTCTTTAATGCTTTCTCAATCTCATTATTATTAATTTCTACAATAATCATATATAACAAATATCGCAATTTAGTGAAAAAATTTTGACAACACACAATATTTTTGTTACTTTTATAAAAAAAAATAAACATAAGCAAGAATTATGATTAATGAAAAAAGGTAAAAGTGTGAAATTGAATTTATTCAGTCCAATAAAATCAGTATATGGGACAGTGGATTCTAAAAATTTAAAATCATTATACATTAACATTCAGTCGTGGGTTTCCCCAAAATTTGAACACGATAATTGGAACCGAGTGGTAGGGGATTTAAATAAAGAAATAAAACATTCCGTGTTTAATTCAATCGATACTAATTTGTTTAAAGAACAAAGTATTGTTGATTTAGATTTAAGGTCGAGTGGATTATCTAAAGGTAAAAAATCATTTTTTAATTTAGAGGTTAATCTTTATACCACAAAGGAATTGGACTTTAAATGTCCGGAATTAAAAGAGTCTGTTAAAAAAATAATAAAAAATATTGTTAAAGATAATGTAATTGAAAATAAATTCTTTACGTTTTCTATATCAAAAAGTAAATAAAGATTACATTTCGATATATTTATCTTAAAAACAATCAATGAAACAATTAAGAATTTTAGAAGCGAATGAAATTGGTCATGGTATTTTAATCGAAATGGATGCCGGTTGGGTATCTCCAAAAGACATACGTAATGCGGATATATTAAAAGAAGCCTCAAATTTAGATTATAGAAATCCATTTGAATTTTATGCGGTTTTACAGAAATACGATACTCCAAATAGAAACGGAAGATTCTATCCTGAAAGAATATTAAAAAGAGAAGCTGACAACTATAAGAAAGCAATTGCTAAAGGATTATCAACTTCAGAACTTAATCACCCTGAGTCATCTCTTATTGATTTAGATAGAGTATCACACATTATTACAGATATATGGTGGGATAAGAATATCCTAATGGGAAAACTTAAGTTATTAACATCACCAGGATTTCACGAAAGAGGTATTGTATCGACTAAGGGAGACCAAGCGGCAAATCTTATGAGACAAGGTGTAACTATGGGAGTTTCTTCAAGAGGAGTTGGTTCTTTGAAAAAGGTTGGAGAAAGAAATGAAGTTCAAGATGATTTTGAATTAATTTGTTTTGACTTAGTATCATCTCCATCAACACCGGGAGCGTATTTGTTCACTAAACCTGAAGATAGAGAGAAGTATGAAGAGAATTTAGAGGAAGAAAAAAAATATAAATCACCTGAAAATTCAGAATTTCAAACGAAAGGGGTTGACTTAATGAGAAAATTAACCGATTATTTGGGAAAATAAAATTAAAATATGGAAGAAAAATTTTTTGTAGCAAAAGTTCAGTATGATTTACCAGATGAAAATAGTGGTAAAATTAAAAAAATCAGAGAGGAAAAACTTGTAAAGGGATACTCTGTTACAGATGTGGAAGCAAAGGTAACTGAAAAATACCAAGGATTTACTCATGAATGGAGAATCACATCGGTATCTGAAAGTAAGATTGATGAAGTTATTGATTAATCTAAAACAAAAAATAAATTGGTTTATTTAAACCAATTAAGTTAAAGTGGTCTATTTTGACCACTTTTTTTATGCTCGGTGATATTTATCAAATAAATAAACCTACTAATATTCAAAAAAATAATATTTCCCAATCAATAAATGGGATTTTTAATTTTTTGGTAATATTTATTAGTTAAAATAAATATATTTCCGATATGAGTGAAAACAAATTAGTTCAAGAGGCCCTTATTCAAATGAAACAAGTTGAAGAAGCTATAGCCGAAAATGCAAAAGGAATACTTGCTTCTACAATGAAGGAAGAAATCAATCAATTAGTAAAGGAATCTCTTTCTGAACAAGATGAGGAAGATGAGGTTAATTTAGACGCTGACATGGAAATGTCCGCTGATAACGATGACGTAGAGACGGATATGGATTTTGGTTCGGATGATGACATGGAAATGGATTTTGACATGGAAATGGATTCTGATGAAATGCCAATTGACTTAACCAACGCTTCTGATGAAGAAATTCTAAAAGTATTCAAAGCTATGGGAGAAAATGATGGTATTATCGTAAAAAAAGACGGTGATGATGTTCATTTAACTGATAGTGATGCTGATGTTGAATATCTTGTAAAACTTGGGGAATCTGAAGAAGACATGATGGAAGAATATGACGACATGATGGAAGAAGATGATGAGACTACTAATGATATTATCGACGCTATTTTTAGTGGTGATATGTCAGGTATGGACGAAGAGGAAGAAGACATGGACGAAGTTGTTTACGAAATCGAAATGGACGAAGAAGACATGGACGAAGAAGACATGGACGAAGTTGTTTACGAAATCGAAATGGACGAAGAAGACATGGATGACATGGATGACGAAGACATGGATGACATGACTAATGAAACCTACAAACCTAAAGGTGTTGGAATTGGTAAAGGTCCTAAATTCTCTTACAAAGACAAAGCATCAGGAGGATTTAAAGAAGACAAAAAACAAGGTCCTAAAACAATGGGAACCGGAAAAGCTAAATTCGAATACAAGAAAGGTGCGAACATGGAAGGTAAGTCCAAAGTTGTTAAATCTGAAACTAAAGAGGGCGATTACGGAATGAATAAAGGTGATATGTCCAAAACAATGAAAGGTAAAGAAGATTACACAACTAAAAAAGGAGACACTCTTAAAAGAAAGGCTTTCGAAAAAGAAGAAACTAAGGAAGCGGCAAGAACTTATGGAATGGGTTCTAAAGAAGGTAGAGGATTAAGAAAAGGTATTACACCTAACAGAAACTATGTTTATGGTAAAAATGGTGTTAAAACTGAATCTACTCAAGAAGAAGTTAGTATGTTGAGAGAAAAAAATGAAGAATACAGAAAAGCATTAAATGTTTTCAGAGAAAAACTTAATGAAGTTGCAATCTTCAACTCAAACTTAGCTTACGCTACAAGATTGTTCACAGAACATTCAACTACTAAAAAAGAAAAAATAAATATCCTTAGAAGATTTGACAATGTTGACACTTTAAAAGAATCTAAAACTCTTTATAAGTCAATCAAAGATGAATTATCTAAGGTAGAAACAAAATCAATCAACGAATCAGTAGGTACTAAATTAAATAAAACCGTATCTACAGGTTCATCAACTACTCTAATTGAAACTAAAACCTATGAGAATCCACAATTATTAAGAATGAAGGATTTGATTAGTAAGTTGGGGTAATAATAAAAATAAATCTAAAACAAAACAAATACTAAAATGGGAGCATTATTAGAATCAGGTCTTGTTGGTAACATCGGGTTGAAACACCTTAAAGTTATTAAAGAAGACACAATCAACAAATGGGACAAATTAGGATTCTTAGAGGGTCTTAAAGGTCACATGAGAGAAAACGTGGCACAATTATACGAAAACCAAGCATCATATTTAATTAATGAGGCATCAACTACATCTGATACAGGTGCATTTGAAACAGTAGTTTTCCCAATTGTAAGACGTGTATTCTCTAAATTATTAGCGAACGACATCGTTTCAGTACAGGCTATGAACTTACCAATTGGTAAATTGTTCTACTTTGTACCTAACATTCAATCTTACGAAAACGTATTAGATGCTAACTATCCTGACACAGGTATCCACTACGCACCGTATGGTTCACCAAACGCATCTGATACACAAACACCAAACAGTGGTTACGACTATAACGCAACTAAAGACCTTTATGATAGATTTTATGAAGGTAATGAACCAGCATTAGACCCACCAGGTTTATTTGACTATTCTAAAGGACAATACTCAGCGATTACTGCATTAGTTTCTACTGTTGTTTGGGAAGGGTCTGAGTTAATCGTTTCAGGTTATGGTACAGATAACTATAGAAAAGTATTAGTGGTTATGTCAGGTTTTGCATCTGACGGAGCTGGTAAATTAATTGGTCCTGATGGTCAACCAATGGATAATGAATCATTCTTAGCTGATTTGACTATCAAAGGTAACGCTAACAATCCAACAACTGCGGCAAACGCAAATAACCCTTACTTATTCAGAGTAGTAACTCAAAAGTATGGTAAAGGTATTGTAGAATATGGTAATAACAACTCTACTGCAATATTCCCTAACAGTAAAACTGGAGGTGGTCAATATGATAACCTATGTACTCCTGATGGTAAAATTTACTTAGAAGTTGATTTACAAGTTCCAGTATGTATTACGTGTGGAGGTTCATTAGACGGATATACTGGTTCAACATTCTCTTCAACAACAACAAACGTTGTTGCTAACGCAGGTTGTGCATTTACTGCAACTTACAGAATCTACAAAAACTTAGAGTTTGAAGATAGAATTGGTGAGGTTTCTTTTGACCTTCAATCAGTAACTGTTTCTGTAACAGAAAGAAAATTAAGAGCACAATGGTCTCCTGAAATGGCACAAGACGTTGCGGCTTTCCATAACATTGACGCTGAAGCTGAGTTAACTGCATTGTTATCTGAGCAAGTTGCGGCTGAAATCGACCGTGAAATCTTAAGAGATTTACGTAAAGGTGCAGCTTGGAACTTGAGATGGGATTACAATGGTTGGAAACGTCTTGGTTCAAGTGCAGTTCCTTATACTCAAAAAGATTGGAACCAAACTTTAATCACAGCAATCAACCAAATTTCAGCTCAAATCCACAAATCTACATTGAGAGGTGGAGCAAACTGGATAGTTGTTTCTTCTGAAATCAGTGCAATTTTTGATGATTTGGAATATTTCCACGTATCAAACGCGGCTCCTGAACAAGACCAATACAACATGGGTATTGAAAGAGTTGGAACTTTAGCTGGTCGTTACCAAGTATATAGAGACCCTTACTTCCCACCTAACCAAGTGTTAATGGGACACAAAGGAACATCTTTATTAGATACAGGTTACATTTACGCACCATACGTTCCATTACAATTAACTCCAACTATGTACAATCCGTTTAACTTTACACCAATCAAAGGTATCATGACTAGATACGCGAAGAAGATGGTAAATAATAGATTTTACGGCAGAATTACTGTAGATGGTGTTAGAACATTTGATTTAAGAGAGTTGAGATAATCAAAATCTCAATATTTAACAAAAAAAGGGACTATATGTCCCTTTTTTTTATATATATTTGTGAACAATCAAGTTTATGGTTGTATTTATAATATATGAAAAAAATAATATTAGAGAAATCGGTTGTCGATGAAATTTTGAGATTATATAATGATGAGATGTTAGGTTCTCCATCTATATCGGAAAAATTAAACCTAACAAAACAAGTTGTATTACGAACACTAAAAGAAAATGGGATAATTGTTGGCCCTTCTGGTAGAAAATTTAAGGGTGGAAAATCCGAATCAGATAAACGACACTACCTTAAAAATAGGGAGAAACGATTACAATATTTTTCTGAATGGCAGAAAAATAATCAAGAGCACCGAAAAAAATATCTTAAGGAATATCGTGAAAAAAACGCCGACGATATTAGAAAAACTAAACGTGAATATGAGAGAAATCGTAAAGCCACTGACCCCCTCTATAAGCTAATCAGTAATTTTAGAACTGCAATATATCAGGTATTAAAAGAGAACCGGGTCGATAAGAATCAATCATATTTTGATGTGTTACAATA